CGCAGTGGAAGCGGGTTTCAGCCCACGGTCAGCCCCGCAATCGGGATGGCGGCTGCTGAAACAAGCTAGCGTAAGAGAAGAAATCGATAGGCGACGTGCAATAGTCCTCGACAAGTTCAAACTGACCACTGAGCGGGTGTACCAAGAGATCGCCCGGCTCTCGTTCTCTGACCCGCGTGCGTTCTATCATCCCGATGGCCGACTCAAGGCCATTCACGAACTGGACGATGACTGCGCGGCGACCATCGCAAGCCTTGAGGTAGATGAGATCGGTAGCGGCGAGAACATCGTTGGCGTCACCAAGAAACTCAAGCAGTGGGACAAGAACAGCGCGCTCGACAAGGCCGCCAAGATCCTCGGCTCATACGAAGCGCACAACGTCCAACCGCTTGCTGCGATGGCCACTGCCGTCGACAAGATGGCCGGTATCGAAGCCGTCAAAGCAAAATTCGCCAAGGTCCTGGGCAAAGCATGATCCCCGACTTCTCAGGCATTCGTGTGCTGGTGGTGGGCGATGTGATGCTCGATCGGTACTGGCACGGCGACGTGACTCGGATCAGCCAGGAAGCGCCAGTGCCCGTGGTGGCGGTCACCCGGGTAGAGGAACGGGCCGGCGGCGCAGCCAATGTGGCGCTCAACTGCGCGGCCCTGGGCGCCAAAGTCATGTTGGCGTCGGTCATTGGCGACGATGACGCGGGCCGCAAGCTGGACGATCTGGTGGGCAACGCAGACCTGGTCCAGCCATTCTTTGATGTCGATCCTGCCATGCAGACAACGGTCAAGCTGCGCGTGATCGGCCAGCGCCAGCAGATGATCCGGCTGGACTTCGAGGACGTTGCACCGGCCCGGGAGTCTGTCGAGCGCATGACCAACATCGCGGCGGAGCTTATCAATGAGTGCGACATCGTCATCGCATCGGACTATGCAAAGGGCGCGCTTGGCCGTGTGCAGGACCTGATCAAAGTGGCTACGGCAGCAGGAAAGCCGGTTTTCGTTGACCCCAAGGGAGATGACTGGACCAAATACGCGGGCGCGGCGCTGGTCAAGCCCAACCAGACCGAATTGGATCAGCTGCGTAACAAATCCGACATGCTTGCCGTGGGCGCCGTGCTCACGACGCGTGGCGCCGATGGCATGTGCTTGGAGACTGCAAGCATCTATATTGATCAGCTCGCCTACACACGCGACGTGGCCGACGTGACCGGCGCTGGCGACACGGTTATGGCTGTCGTGGCCTGCATGCGCGCAGCCGGCCGGCCATGGCCCGAGGCGATGGACCTGGCAAGCAAAGCCGCCGGCATAGTCGTTGGTCGCCTGGGCACTGCGGCGATCACCCGGCAGGAGTTGCTCGATGCTTGATATCGTCGACAAAGCCCTGGACGAGGCCCACGGCGCATTGCAGATACTGCGCGCCGACTCCGCGATGCTTGCGATGATCAGCATGGCCGGCGGGGACCTGGGGCATGCACTCAAGGCAGGCAAACGGGTGTTCTCCTGCGGCAACGGGGGCTCGATGTCGGATGCGATGCACTTCGCCGAAGAACTGTCGGGTCGATTCCGGGGCGATCGCCGGGCACTGCCTGCAACGGCTATCAGCGATGTCGGGCACCTGACGTGCGTTGCCAACGATTTCGGGTACGACCAAGTCTTCAGTCGTTACATCGAGGCCCACGGGCGCGGCGGTGACTACCTGCTCGCCATCAGCACCAGCGGGCGCAGCGAGTCAGTCATCATGGCTGCAACCGCAGCGCGCGCGCAGGGCATGCGTGTCATCGCACTGACCGGCAACAGGTGGTGCGACCTGGGCAAGCTGGCCGACTATCACATATGCGCCGAGGGCGGGCGCTACGCTGACCGGGCGCAGGAACTGCACATCAAGGTCATCCACATCTTGATCGAGATCGTCGAGCGGGTTGTGTTCGGGACCGGTCAATGATCCGTGACGACCTCGACCAGCTCGCGCCCTCTTTGCAGGCGGCAGAGTTCGAGCAAGTCGCTGATCTGTGGGGGATCGTCGAGTCAGACTACGGCGACGCGGGCCGGGCGTGGCTTGGTCGAAATGATCGGTACTACCTGCTCACAAGGCTTCTGCACCGGCTCGATGCGGTACATCCGTGGCTGTACGCGCGCTGCCGCGAGGTCGAGGCGGACCCGGATGGCTACCTGGACCTGTGGGCACGCGAGCACTACAAGTCGACCCTCATTACTTTCGCTGGCATCGTGCAGGAAATCATCCGAGACCCCGAGATCACGATCGGCATCTTCAGTCACACGAAGCCCGTCGCCCGAAAATTCATGTTGCAGCTCAAGCAGGAACTTGAAGACAACAAGGAGTTGCAGGCAACATACCCAACCATTTTCTGGTCTGACCCGAAGAAGCAGGCATCGAAGTGGTCCGAGGAAAAGGGCCTGACAGTCCAGCGCACCAGCAACCCCAAGGAGGCAACCGTCGAGGCGCATGGCCTGGTGGACGGGCAGCCCACCGGCGCGCACTTCCGGCTGCGTGTGTATGACGACGTTGTGACGCTGGAGTCAGTCAATACACCCGAACAGGTGGCAAAGACGACCAAGGCGTGGGAGCTATCAGACAACCTGGGTGCACGCGGCGAGAACGGCAGGCTTCGGGCATGGCACGTCGGCACCCGGTACTCGTTTGCTGACACCTACGCCGACATCATTGAGCGCGATGCCTTGAAGGTGCGCGTCTACCCGGCAACTGACAACGGCCTGGCCGACGGAGACCCGGTGTTCATGACCGCCGGCGCGTGGGCCGACAAGAAGATCAAGCAGGGGCCGTCGACCATTGCATGCCAGATGCTGCTCAATCCGGCAGCTGGCAACGAGGCGATGTTCCGCAAGGAGTGGTTGCAGTTCAGCGACATCAGGCCGGCCACGCTCAACGTGTACATCATGGTCGACCCGGCGCACAGCAAGAAGAAGGGCAGCGACAACACGGCTATGGCAGTCATCGGCGTGGACGCTGGCAGCAACAAGTACCTGCTGGACGGCTACCGCCACAAGATGGGTCTGAAAGAGCGGTGGGAAGCCCTGTACGGCCTGGTCAAGCTGTGGCGCAACGTGCCCGGCGTGCAAATGGTCAAGGCCGGCTACGAGCGGTACGGCATGCAGGCCGACCTCGAGTATTTCGAGGAAAAGATGCTGGCCGCCAACGACTCATTCCAGATCCACGAACTGAACTGGACCAGCGATGGCAATCAGGCCAAGGACGACCGCGTGCAGCGCCTGCAGCCCGACTTTGCCGCCAAGAAGTTCTTCCTGCCCATGCTGTGCCAGCGCAAGGTGCCGCTGCTGGACAAGCAGGGCGATGCGGTGATGGACGTCGACGGTCAGCCGATGACGACCTCTGAGCCCTACGAGACCAGCAATCAAAAGAAGATGCGCGACCAGGGCCAGGCCTTTCGGATCTTCACACCAGCCAGGCGCAGGGATCACGAGGGCAACGTGTATTCGCTCAACAAGGGCTTCTTGGAAGAGTACCTGACCTACCCTTTTTCGGCCAAGAAAGACCTGATCGACGCAACGTCGCGGCTGTATGACATGGAGCCATTGCCCCCGGTAATCGTTGACGAACGCATGCTCGAACCCGAAACTTTTGCCGATTGAGGACCAACCATGCCAACACCAGCCCTGAAACCCTATGAAATCGTTCGCACCAGTGAGCGCCTGTGGTCAGCCGAGGTCGGCATTGCCGAGGCCGATTCCGTGGTGCAGCCGTACCCAACGGCCTACCGATTCAGTTCTGGCCGCGAGTACGTCGAGAAGGTGCCGGCATATGCAAGACCTCCCGATTGATCCGCGCTACGACGAGCTGCCCGAGCCGTGCAAGGCGATCGTGACGCCCGGGGAGTGGGCTTGGCTCAGTGACTCCGAGAAGATCAGATTTGTGCAGACCCAAACAGAGCCAGACCCAGAACCATGACTCAAGAAATCGTCACCGACAACCCGCAAGGCTCCGCAAACGACATCGTCATGTCCAAGGAAATGGCCGAGGCACTGCATGGCGCATACCCAGGCCATATGTGGGCGGTCGCCTGCGACGGTGAGATTGGATTTGCCGACGTGCGCAACCTGGCGTTGTCCGGTAACTGGGGGTTCAGGATCAAGCTCACCGAGATCTACAGCGGGTCTGACTTCAAGCGCCGAGTGGTGATGGCCGGCGGCGAGATGCTTGAGCGCTACCGCATGCGCAGAGGCAGATTCAACGCCGCCGAGTACAGCGACATCCCGGTTGACAGCGCCGGGTATCTGAGGGCCGACAAATGAACGAAACCGCACCCGACAAGTTCCTAACGATGGCGCGTGACGCGTTCACATCGTCCACAACCTACTTTGACTCGTCCATCCGCACGCAGATCGAGGCAGCACTGAGGCAGTTCCAAGGTGTGCACCCCACGAACAGCAAGTACCACTCAGACGCATACAAGGCGCGGTCCCGACTGTTCCGGCCCAAGACCCGCGCGACGATCCGAAAGAACGAAGCATCGGCGGCAGAGGCGTTTTTCGCTACATCGGACGTGGTCACGGTCACGCCCGAGGACAGCGACAGCCCCAAGAATCGCGCATCGGCACAGGTCAAGCATGCGCTGCTCAATTACCGGCTCAAAAAGAGCATCCCGTGGTTCCTGACCCTGATCGGCGCGTACCAGGACGCACAGACCGTGGGCGTGTGCATATCGCACCAATACTGGCGTTTCGATGCCAAAAAG